CCTTCGTGCCACTCTTAAAGGTAACATTTTTGGTCATTACTTCTTTTTCCGGGCCGGCGAAAAGTTCATCATAAACCACGCCCGTTACAGTTTCCATATTAGCCATAATCCTTAGCCTCCTTCATTACTTGCCGTTGGCAATGTTCACGATTTCGTCAATGGCAGCCTGCTTTTCGTCAACGGTAGGAGTCCCGCCCGTCACGCCTTCAGCCCCGGACTGCATATTGTCCTTGATGATGTTTTCGATAGCCTGCACGGCGCCATCTTTTGGCGCGTCTTTGCGAGCCTCATTGACTACATCCACATAGGGCTTGATTTCTTCAGCCGTCTGCCCGTTGGCTTTGGCAGCGTTGATAATACCATCAACCACCTTGTCACCGGTCAGCATAGCCTCCAAATCGCAGATACGCTGTCTTTCTGCCTTTACGGCATCTTCAATGGTCTGATTACCTGCTGCCGGTTCCGGCTTTTCGCTGATACCCAGCTTGTCAGCAATTTTCTGCAAAAGTGTGTTGGTTTTTTCCTGGTTTTCCATAGTCTTGTTTCCTCCTTCTTTCGGCTTTATGGTGGGGGAATTTGTCGGTGTCTGCCGTCGGTTCAAAATATCCCTCACCTTGTCGCCATGTTTGAACTTCACCAAATCACACGCCACATTATTCATAATCAGCATATTGCCTTTAATGCTGTCCTCAATGGGCGTTTCGTTGTCGATACTGTCCACAAAGCCATAATCAAGCGCCTCCTGAGCTGTGAGCCAGGTTTCTGCATCCATCATGGCTTTAATGTCATCTGCCTTCGTCTTGCCGCCCACGCGCTTCAGATAGACATTCACAATGCTATCCCGCACCGTGTCCAGTGTGTCAGCGGTCTTGCGCATCTCATCGGCATTTCCCCAGGCAATAGTCAGGGGATTGTGAATCATAAACAGGGCGTTGGATGGCATAATAACCGTGTCACCTGCACAGGTTATGATTGTGGCCGCGCTGGCGCTCAGTCCGTCAATCTTAGCCGTAACCGCCCCGGGATAATCCCGCAACTGGTTATAGATGGCCTGAGCCGCAAATACATCCCCGCCGGGGCTGTTAATCCGCAAGGTCAATGGCTTCCCTTTGAGAGCCGCAAGGCTTTCAGCGAACTGCTTGGGCGCGGTTTCATCCTCGAACCACTGTTCAGATACTATTTCCCCATAAATCAGGAGCTCGGCGGTTTCCTCTTCCGCCTTATTTGTCACCTTCCAAAACTTCATTGTCGGTGTCGTCTTGCTCATTTTCTTCACCTCCTCCCCCGCTATCTTCATTACTGGCTAGACCAAGGCTTTCCCTCAGCTCTTTTTCGTATGCCAACTGCTGCATATTTTCCTCGTAGTCGCTGCCGGTCATTTCTGCCGCCTCGCGCTCCCCTGTGCTCAGACCACACTCGACGCGCAATCTCGAACCTTTTACATCTTTTACAGGGTCAAGGATGGACATCGTTGGCCCGAACCATTCCGCATTACACCATGCATTCCTAATAGCCGGGTCATCAAAAAAGCCGGGGCAATCAATGCGGCCTAAAGCCACTGCCTCAGCTAGCCATACTTCATATACGGGCTGACAGAAATCCCTTGCAAACCATATCCGGCGCTGTTTGTATTCGTCCCATGCCTGCAGCAGAGCCGCACGGCTGGCCGAATAGCTAGATGTAAAGTGTTTCATTAGCACTTCGTATGGCTGACCTAAGGCCGCCCCTGTTTGTTTTATCAGTTCCTGCACAAATATCCCGAATGTGCTTTGTGCATTGCTGGCATCCATAGCCTTAACATCCACACCTTGCGGCAGGGCGTTAAGTGTGCCAGGGCCTAATGCATATTCATTCACATTCACCACAGGCTCATTGGGGTCGCCCTCAAACGCTCCTGCAGACGGCATAAAGCTATTCAAATCGCTACCCGCTGACATTCCTGTGAAGAACAGAGAGAAGAACGATTTGACAATGGCGCTGGCCAGTTCTGCCGTAGTATAGCGGCTGGTTTGTTTTAAGGTTTCCAGTACCGGGGCAAGGTAGGGAACGCCCCTGTATTGGTCAGCTCGCACATCATGGCAAATCTGAAGGATATTGGGAAGCCCCGTGATTTCTCCAAAGGCTTTTACTCTCTGCCATTCCGTGACGCCTGTCAGGTCTACCCGATCATGGGGTACTTTGTTGGATACCCAATAAGCCACAATAGCCCCATCTTTGTCCACCTCTACGCCTGAAACAATGCGATTCCCCGGCGTTGGGGCGTTCATTTCAATGGTGGATACTGTGGTAAAGCCATTGCTCAAAGGGTTGCTCACGCGGTTTGCTTCCAAAAGCTGTAACCGCAATGAGTAGGGGTTTACCATATCCGGCATCTTGCGTCGGAATACTGCAAATGCGTCCCCGTCTGTCATGTAGGATATATAAGCAATATGCTGCAGGTCGTAAAAGTTATTGCGGCGGTATATGTCGCATTTCTTTGAGCTGGCCCACATTTCAAATTCTGCCCGGGTCTTTTTTATCCAGGCCCGCGACTCCTGCACGCTCATCCCCAACTCACTAAACTTTGGCCGGGGAAATAGTGTCAGCCCTGTGCCCACGGCATGGGTAACACTGGAATTTAGGGCAGCTGCACCAATAGGTGTATTGATGGCCAAATCTGACGCCCTATTTCGTAGGGTTTGGATGTTCCAATCAATATCTGATTTGGAGGATGCTTTTGTTGGGTCCCACTCCCTCAGAATATTGGAAGTGTGAGACGCGCCGCCCTCTGAATACCCTGTGTTTTTGATATTCGGCCGTTCCCGGCCATGGATTTTTCTTTTCTTGCGGCTCATTCACTCACCTTCCATCTACAAAAACCACTCTTTTACTCATTCCGCGCCCCACGGGCTGCCCATCTTCAATGACGGCGCCGCCCGCTATCAGGCTATCTATTGCCGCCCGAATAGTGGCCAGGTTTGCCCTTGTCAGTGTGCGGTTGCCAATCGTGTATGATTGACCGGTCAAAACCGCCCGCTCAGCTTCTAAATACATTTTTAGGCGCTCATTCTGCACTGCGCTTGCCATTTTCTCACCTCACCATATACTTGACTGTCGTGATGAACGGTGTGCGCTTTTCCTAATCCTCATAGGTTCCACCGTTTTCTTTTGCGCCGGCGGCAAATCCGCTGCCGGTTGCGGTTTTCCTGTTACCATTTCATACAGCCGTGCCCAATCGGGACGGATTGACTGCATACAAGCTATGTTATAGACTCGCAAATCAAGCGGCTCATTTCGTACCCCCTGCACCTGTTCCCAAGTGGTGGTGACTATGCCATTTTTCTTGACTCGCTTTTTCTTTTCAGAAATAAGGCCCTTGAAATAGATTTGGTCATATCCGCGATTCTCTATGCCCTTATCCCCATCCAATGGAAAATGGAAATACTGCTCGCCCGGTTCTTTGATAGAAAGCCGATTCATAACCTGTTGCTTTCCTTCATCTACCCCCAACATCTGCAGCGGGATAGGTATTTTCTTGCCGTGTGTCAGCTTATGCAGCAGGCGCAAGCCAGGGCCAGCCTGCCCTTTTATCGGTATCCTGCCTTTGTTCCAGTTCTTCAGACAGTAGTTATATACATTGGTGGTATAGTGGCCGCCTGAGTCAATGAAGGTACGGACTACCTGCAAACCTGTCCCATCTTTTAGAAAATAGGTGCGGTCAAGAATGGCATCCAGCGCCTTCCATGTTTTGGCCTTGTCCGGGGTGCCGAATATTTCACCCTTCATTATTCCCCAACATTCTTCAGCCATTCCCCACCCGCAAATCTCATATTCCAGGCGGTTATCCTGTGTATCTACTGCCGCCGTGAGCATCAAAACGCCGTCAGGCAAATCTGCTCCATAGCGTTCCCGACGCCGCACAAACTGCATTTCATCTTCAAAGGCACCACGCTGGCGGTATGGTTCGCCAAACCGCGTATTTACCACAACCTGCTCACGGGTAGGGTCTCCTTTAGCTTCCAGCCATTCCCGCATGATTTCTGCCCATGATAGCCACGGACTAGAAAAAGAGTTGACGAAAAAGGAGCGTATGCCGTTCTTTATCGCCTCAGGATTCATGGATGTGTATTTTTGTGGGGCAGTTTTTACCTGTCGCTCATTAAAGCTATGGCCACAATCCGGGCACACCCATTCCACGCCGTTTACTATGACAGTCAGCCGGCCTTGCACATCCTTATGCTCTGTATAATCGGCTTTCATGTCGATATACCGCAAAGTGTGGTATTCGCCACAGTTCGGGCATTCATATTGCCATTCTTCCTGTGTGCCCGCCTGATATTCCTTTTCGATACGGCTTGCCCCTTCATTGGTAGGAGTGGAAAACAGCCCCATGACTCTATTCCAAAAGGTGGTCATTCGTTTGGCTGCCAAATCCACCGGATCACCTTCACCGCCCGCCGAATCAGGAAAGCGGTCTACTTCATCCGCCAAAAGTATTCTGACAGGGCGGGATGCAAGCCCTGCCGGGGAATTTGCCCCGCACATGATAAGCCGCCCGCCGGGGAAGATTTTGGACAGGATGGTGTTGTTGCCATCATTCTGCTTGCCAGCTTTCCCTTCTTTATCCTTGACGGTATAAAAAAGATTGGTCAATACTGTGGTATCCCGCAACATTGGAGCAATACGGCTTTTTGAAAAGTCCATGGCCATATCTATGGTGGGCTGAATCATCATAATTGTGCAGGGGTCAAGATGGGCAAAGCGGCCAATGATATTATTCATAAGGTCAGATTTTCCCACCTGTGAACTGCTCATGACCACTACCCGGCTCACGCCCGGCTGTGTAAAGGCGTCCATTATATCTTTTTGATACGGCGCCCTGCTGGTTTTCCAGCGGCCCGGTTCTGCTGAGTTATTGGAAAGAATACGGTAGTTATCCGCCCACTCGCTGACAGGGGTTTTCGGCAGAGGCTTTAAGCCCTTCTTTGAAATATAGCGCCATAAATCAATCGCTTTCTTCATCACCGGCACCCCCTTCTATTTCCTCGCCCGTGAATAGCTCCGGGGTGTACTCGCTCAGCTCATCTAGCTTTTCCTCAATTTCCCGGGTCATAATCTCGTAAATCTCGCCCTTGCTTTTATCTTCCAGCTGCGGGGCCAGCTTTGAGGGAAGCCCAAGCAGTTGTGTTCTCAGATTGGAAAGCATTTCTGTCAAGACCATTTCCACAGTGCGGGCATCATAGGCCCGGGCCTCAGCTTTTGCCAGTTTCAGCTCTGCCAGCTCACGCTTTACGCGCTCATGCAGGGCTTTTTCAGACATATAATCTATATCCGCCTCGCCTTCTGCCTGAGTTCCCACGCCCTTCAGCCGGTCATAGTTGCGGACACTTTGGAGCAGGAACACACCGCCCCGGGCATCTTCATCATCACGAATAACAACGCCCTCATGAATAAGCTGGCTTACCCGCCCCGTGGTCAGCCCCACGGCTTTGGCAAAATTTGATTGTGACACTGTGATGTGTCGCGGGTCTCCCGCCACTTTCATGTGTTCCCCTCCTTCCTTCCAAAATAAAAAGGCAATGCGTTTTTTACACATTGCCTTCATAAAATTAAACATTTTCTCTCTGTTTTTAGTGTACTAAATTTTAGGACATTAAATAGGTAGGGTTTCTATTCAATGAACATTTTTATACTTACTTAGCATGAAAAAAATTTCATGTGCAGACAAATTCCGGGCGCCGGGGGACG